CAGCACCTGCTTCGTTTGTATATGGACCAGGGAGATTCCACCCAGATCCATCTTGAAGACCAGTAATTACTGTTGAATTTGTAATGGACTGTTCTACGACACTCTTGTCTGTTTGATCTAGTTTTCCAGAGAAAATATTAAATCTATATCCCATTATACTACCCTATCTACGGTGAGTAAATTGTTGTTAGCGTCATATGTCATAACAAGATGAGCAACAATAGTTCCTGTGCTTCCACCCAATCTATAAATTGTATCAATTAGGTTATCACTACCATCATAAGTGTTTGCGATGTAATCATGAGCTGGAATACCCAAACCATTGGAAATGATATTCTCCTCACCAAAAGCTCTTGTTGTTCCTGCTGCCATTTTTTACCTCTTGTTTTTACTTGACACCCATAATTTTTCCAGAACTATCTTTAACCTGAGGCATAACCTCTATGGTTTTTTTCTTTTTCTTTTCTTTTCGTTCTGTGTCTTTACACTCACACTCTTCACGTAGTTGTTTGAATGACTTCATTTTTTCTTTGACATCGCGATAATTTTACCAACCTTCTTGCGACGTGCCAGAAGATACTTATCGGACTTGTCATGATCACCATCATTATCAATGTCCTTATCTTCCTTACCTACTGGGTCAAGTTTCTTTTCTTTGATCTCCTCACCTTCTGGTTCAAAACCTGCCTTGACACAGTTGTCAACACGCTTGCCACCTTTCATTTTGGTGCCCCTGTGCTTGTAACCTTTCCAACAAGCTTTGCCGTCAAGACCTTTCTTCTTTTCAATGATGATTACTTCACCATCAACTTCGATTTCCTCACGCTCAAGAACAACCTCTTCAGCAACCGACTTTTCCTTTTTTGCTTCTTTCTTTTTCTTGGTGGTATCTTCAACTTCAGCACCATGAGATTGAGGATCCATACCCTCAAATGCTTCAGGAATATTGCTGCCTTGGAAGCAATCACCATCCATCCAATTTGTATACATCTCCATCAATGTTGATGAGTATGCATCATTATGTGCAACTTTATTGACAGGTCTCTGCTTATCCATTGTTTAAAATTGAAGATCTTCTATGGTCTATTTATAGTGCGAATGTCTTTCACCCACTCTCTGAACATTCTTCCATCCTCTGTCACCACAATTGCATAGTTTACACCAGTGCGATGGACTACTCCTTTGTCACCAGTTCTAGCAGACATGACGATATCTCCTTCAGAGATCACATCATTCTGACGATGTGCTTGACGGAGTGCTTGTTCTCTCAGTTTTTTGAAATCTTTCATTTAAAATTAGCGGGCAAGTTTGCCTGTATCTCTTTCATAAGAGCACGGCAATCATTATCATTTAATGCTCTAGGAATACCAGAACGAAATGTTGTGAAGTCACCAGCAAATGCTGCGCGTCTCATCTTCGTTCCTGAAATAGCGAATGTATCACCATCAGCGTCTCTACTTCCAGAAGATTTTATTTCAATCTTCCTGAATGAGAAATCCTTTCCGTTATATTTATGGAGGAATTGCATGGCACTAACCCTGTCAGAACCTACAAGAAAGCATACCTCATCGTATCCCGCTAGCATCAAATCCTGTAAGATAGCAACAGGTTGTTTGGGTCCAGAGAATATTTTACCACGATGTTCAGGGAACATCTTGTTCATGTAATGCAACTTGCGGTCAGGAGGTAATGGATTGCTACCCTTCTTATCTACAGTTTGTGAAATATAGATGCGATAATCATACTGCCCAGCAGCTTTCTTCACACCATCAAAGTTATCTTTGTGTCCTGTGGTGGGTGGTTGAAATCTTCCAAATGTAAAGTAGCACTTCTTACCGTCTAACGCCATTGCTTCTGAAGAGTGAAGTTATTGTATGCAAACTCAAGACGGTTGACAAACTTGATCATGTCTCCATCCTTATGAAGGACATATCCTTCGGGAGTTGTGACCTTATATCCTTTCTCTGTCTGGACATATGTCCTAAACTCTTCCAGGTGGTCAAGTTTATCTATAACCATTTGCTTGACTGCTTGCAGTTCTTTATACAGTGCAAGCATTGCTTTGAACTTGTACACATTATTAACAAGGTAATTCTCACTTTGATATACAAGATTACGTTTCTTAGTTAGGTTTGCAACTGTCTTAATTTTCGCAAGTTCTTTCTCCATCTTCCCGTGGTAGAAGTTTGCCAGTTCATACACTGCTTCATCCACGTTACCAATGCTACGAGCATTCTTAATCTCGTTATTAAAATATTGTTTTAGATATGATGCAATATGAAACTTCTTGTCTCCTGTAGTACCTGTCTCCTTAACTAGTTCGTCAAGAAAATCTCCACAGATATGACACATGCGTTCAATCTTTGCTACATATGCATCAAACTTCATTTCTTCAGCATGGTTTAGTCCAACACGATCCATAGGAGTGTCATTTTTTATCACCAATACATCAGGAGAATCATTAACATTAGCACCTGCTCTAGCTTGCATGTTAGGAATATCATCTCCCGTATAATGAGTGTGGAATACCACTCCAATCTTTGCTCGCTTTGCCTTCTGTCCAATAGGGTGATCTACTGGAATACCATAGGTAATAGTGTTAGGACGGAACGTATATAATTTTTCTCCATGTACAGTTTCTTGCTTTATATCTGTAGTGAACATGAGGTCACCCTGAACCACACCCTCAATTCCTAGATCAGCAAAGTACATCAAAGAAAATTTTAATTTCTCTGCAAGATCTCCACTATAATACATGTCAACATCTTCTGGACCATAACAAATCTTAGGTTCTGTCTTTGCAAATACAGATTTAGTTCCTACAAAGAACATGCCAGTCATAGGATCCGTGCCACATATAATAGATGGAGCACCATCCCATTTTGTTTGCATAAATCCTGTGCTGTTATCACACCCAAGCATCTTACGTAGTTCCTTTAAGAAACCAACAGCAGCTTTACATCCCTCAACTCCATAGTTGAGCATCTCATCTTCTAAGTGTTCTAGGTGTTTAAGTTGAGTTACGTTTGCCATTAGTTCTTCTTAAAGTAGTCCCCATTGGTGTGAGTAGGATAAACACCACCACTCTTGTTTCTCACGTTGAAACTAAACTCGTATAATTTAGTTTCAAAAATCATATTGATTCTCTTTGCTTTACCGTTACCACCACCGTACTGAAGTTGGATTGTATTTCCGACGAGTGATGATGCATCTTTCAAATACTTGTCAGTAATTTGATAGAAATGTAATTTACCTCCATCATAATGTGTCATCCAATATCCTTTACCAACACCACTAGCAATCAAATCCTGCAACGCACTCTTTTGAGAATTGGTAAGAGTTACTGTACGTAAATGATTTTCTACAGAAGCACTAGCAGCATCCTTACCAACATATCTCTCAAATACCGACAAGAAATCCGTATGATCAATGCCAAACATGTCTAAGTATGCTTGCCCAGCAGAAGGTATTTCTCCTCGTCTCAAATCTCCTTCTGGAAATAATCTTATATTATTTTTACCACCACCAGCAACACCACAGTTAAAGAAAGATAGTGTGTCACCATATTTTACAGAGAGGTACGCATCACTCTTCTCACACCTGAGAACAATGTCTGCAACTTTCATACCGATGTCTGTAGTAAGTGTTCCACCACCAACAGAGATTAAAATGTTACTACCCTTTTGTACTAGTGGTCTTTTAGTGTCCGTCTCACCTGTTGCGATTACCTCCAGTATAGCACCATGCTTCTCCTGCACCTGGGTTGTTATTGCAGTTACATGATCGGACCACCGTGTTACAGGAAGACCTTGCTTCCAGTCCTGAAGAGATTTTGCAAGAGATTTCTCATACTCAGTTCCAAAATTCTGTTTGGTTGTATTTGCTCCACGCCCACCAAACTCTTCTGTCTTTTCAAAGTCACCAATGTCAAGATAAATGTCTCTGTTTCTAGAGTTTACATTGTTACACGTGAATTCAATATGATTTTTACCACGTAGACCAGCAAGCATTAAAGAATTGAACGCTCTCTTTGCAGCATTCAACCTCGCACGTCCAGAAGATCCGCGCATGTCGGCAAAGTCAAAGTAGTTTGATACTACCTTAGTTTTCTTACCTGTTTTAGTTTGCCTAGTAATCTCAAACCAGACCTTGATCTGTTTTGAAATGATTCACTTTTCCATTCTGAGACAGAGCTTTATCAAAAAAGACATCTGTTCTATCGCGATACTTAGATCCTTTACGAGCGAAATCTGATGGTTTCATACAAAAAAACCTCCCGTCTAACTATTTAGAGGGGAGGTGATATTTATACATCGTATTTTGTCCAGAGTTTACGGATGTTCTGAGTAATAGGAACACCACCAACGTATGTTTCTAGAAGTTCTCCTTCTTCATCAGCAATAATAAGGATAGGAGTAGCAGTTACACCATACTTTTTAGCAATGTCTAGATTTTCTTGTGAGATCGGAAGAG